CACATGGAGATCACCAAGCTGTACATGGCACTGACCTCTTTGACGTTCAAGTCCTTGACCTTGCCCTTAAGGATGTCTACAGGGTTGGGCATCTTGCTGGCAACCTTGCGGTGAGCCATAAACTTCACTGCAAGACCTTCGCCCACAGTACCTGCAATCAAGTTGGTAAGAGTGTCATTGTCTACAGTCTCGTCACTGAGCAGTTGGCTCACAAAAGTCCACGAGCGCGGCGTGGCAAACGCACGGCTGGCACTCTTGGCATCAAAGTCGTAGAGGTCTTGCTTGGCAAAGCTCAAGTAACCCACAACGTCCTTGTGGATCTTGTTCTGCACAGCCCACTCTTGATACGAAGCAAAGTCCACTTTCATCTCTTGGTGGATGAAACGGTTTGCCAGCGGAGTCGGCATACGATATGTAACGCCTTTGTCGCTTTCACGATTGCCTGCGGCAACCATCACAACATTGTCTGGCAAACGGAACTTACCAATTCGGCGATTCAGGATCAGCTGGTAGGCAGCCGATTGCACTGAGGCAGGGGCAGAATTAAGTTCGTCCAAGAACAAGACCACAATAGGATACTGGCTGGCCAGTTCTTCGTCGGGTAGTTCTACTGGGGGAGCCCAGTCCATCTTGCCCAAGTCTTTGTTATAAAAAGGAATACCACGAATGTCAGTGGGTTCCATCTGACCCAGGCGCAGGTCGATCATGAGTCCACCTAGTTCACGGGTAATGCCTTCTACCAGCTCACTCTTGCCGATGCCTGGAGGACCCCACAGGAACAAAGGTCGTTGTACTTTGAACGCCAAGAGCAGGGATTTACGAGCCTGGACGGCTGTGACGGTGCGGGTATCTGACATGGGATTGCCTTTCAAAAAATGTTATTAAGCAGTTATTGTAACAAATTGGGATTTTTCGGTCAACTGTTGATTGTTGCAAAAGGACTACAGTTTTCTAATTGAGTTTGCTCAACAAGTTCTGCAGCCTCAACAACAAAATGAACAGGAATTTCCAGTTCGCGGGCCACTTGTGCAAAGCTCTTGCCTTGCTCTAACAAGTACTCAATATCGAGTACTAAATCGCTCATCTTGCTCATTGCAGTTCCTTTGCTGTCTAAGTGCTTGTATTGTAGCAAATTGCGAATTTACAGTCAAAGAAAACCCTGCTCAGAGCAGGGTTTTAAAAAGTAATACTTGAGTACTACATTGTAAGACCATTGCCGTTTTTAAACCCAATTTCGCCGCCTTCTGCTTCAATACGCTTGTAGACGTCTTCTAACAAGATGGGACGGAAGTCGGTTTGCTCCACGCACACACAATGGTAACGAGTGTCGTTTTCTGTCGAGTACAACACAGCGCCAGTTCGGGCATCTACACCACGTGCTCGCTTGACACGACTGGCGTGCAAGTGTCCGTGAATGTTGGTACCAAAGCGACCCAACGAAGCCTCATGCACAGGGATGTGACTTAAAATCATTCCGTTCAATACATGGTATGCACGTAACTCACGGAAGTACTGCCTATACTCGTCATCACGGAAGATGTCGTGGTTGCCGCGGATCAAGACCTTGTCGCCGTTCAAGCGACTCAACGTCTTTAATGCCTTACGGTTGATAACAACATCACCCAAGTGGTATACCTTGTCGCTGGGACGAACAGTGTCGTTCCAACGACGGATCATTTCCTCATCCATTTCGTCAGGATCTGACCATGGACGCAATTTCACCTCAGGATCATCCGGGTGTGTAAATCGGCACACACCAGCATGTCCAAAGTGTGTGTCACTGACTAAAAATGTAGCAGGCATAATACCTCCTTAAACGGTTATCCAATCATCCGAGTCACGGTATTCAATGCTTTCGCTACCGTCATACTCGTTTATCTTTATTTGTTGTCCTTGATCGACCCATTCCACAGCCAAATCACCAATGCCACCTAAGTAAGCATCGGGCCACTTTACTGTAGCATAGGCCAATATCTGTTCTTTATTGCCTTTGAGCACAAGATCTACTAGACCCGAGTCAAACAGCATGTCAGGATATTCGTAGTTCCATGTGTACCATCCTGCGCCAAAGCCTGGCGATACCAACACAGCAATCTTTCCGTCTTTTACTAATTTGTTCATGATAATTTCCTTGATGGGAAATTATCTCTCCCATTCTATGTTAGTGTTTCTCCAATCATTGGCGTGATCGAAGGGTTGTTCATCGCTGTCGTACGTCCAGCCCAGTTGTCGCATCAGCTTCTGCTTGACTCGCAAGTTAGGGATTCGTGTGCGTTCTGCATCCTGAAACCCCATCATCACGCCAACTTCAGCTACAGCACCTGAACGGCACAGGCCAGCATAGCAATGCACAACCACATTCATTTGATTAGACAAAGCATGCTTGAGCAAATTTACAATTTCTGCGGCTTGTGCATCAGAAATTTTTGCCTCATCAGGGAAACCGTCTGTGTCCTCTGCATCCAAGAATTCAAAACGGTGTGTTTCTCGAAACTCATGTGCAGGAGTTGGCCACCAGCTGGGTGCAGGATCCATGATCTGTATCAGCATGGCATTTGGTCCAGCTTCGTGATGGAACCTCATGGGCACATCAGCGGCCGCTACATTTTCGATCCAAGGCATCATAATCTCCTAATGTGCTATTGTAGCACAACAGTAAATTCGGGTCAAGCTATACTAAAGTATTACTTTTTTCCACGATACCTGTCGCGCTGTTGTGGTGGTTCTTTAAGTAGGTAATTGCGGCCAATCAAACCGTGTTCAATTTCGCCCAAGGCAGTAACACTGGCACCGTGGTTGCTGAGCACCTTGGGTTGGTATCCTGAATTGAGTTCGCGAGTGCGAGTAGACGCAATCAACACAAGATCATATCTGTTGCCCACAGCTTCTACAGCTTGTTGGCTATTGAGTCCAGTTAGTTTGTCAAGTTTCTTCATTTGGTGGTAGTCCGTTGGAATGTTTATCTGAAATACAATCAGCATCTTGAAACAGACGCTTTTCTTGTGCGGTGAGTCGATCCTTGTGGGTTTTACGTGGGTTGCCACACAAATAGCAGTGAGGATTACCGCAGTCCATAGCATGATGTTTGGCCATGCGATGCGGCTCTTTTACTGCTTTGTCTCGATTGGTCAAGCCATGTTGTTTGGCAATTTTTACCTGCCGGGAAATAGCCACGTCAGTTTTGTGTCGACGTCGTGAATTAAGGAATTTTGCTAGATCATTACTCATAGTGTATTTAAAGTTTTATCGACTGTGCAGTCCTTGATTCACTACGCCGACATCTAGATCAAACATACTGCTCAAGAAACTGGTATAGTCTAGTACAGTATAGTCTTGATAGATGGGTTTGTCAACCCAAGGTATGAGACCATTGGATGTTCTGTCGCCAATTTTGACAAAAGACTCGCCCAGCATGGCAGCAGTTTCGCCAAGAACTTCGCCTAAAACTGCTCGTAGATTTTTATTTCGTTGCTCTAGGATTTTTAAAACGGGCAATTCAATTTCCATAAAAAACCCAAAGTCACTTTGCTTGTCAGCTTGCCAGGCAGTGTGATCAAACCCCTGATACAAACGCTGTCGCATAGAGTCTTGAACGTGCCGGCTCATTTTTGTTGTTGTACGAGTTTCCAGAGTTTGGTTGTAACTATGAGCACGATCAACCAAAGGGTTTCGACGACAGAGATCCAGCAGTTCGTACCATCCTCGAATGGCCAAGTCTGGCAAGTCTGGTGTCCAGTAAAAAGGTTCCCAGATTACATTGTCAGGAAATCCATTGGATTTAGTGCAATAGCTGTTTAGACGCATTAGGCCTTCGGGAAAAAAGGCCTGAGCTCGTGTTTGGTCTTGAATAATACAAGGCTTGTCAGTGCCATTGAGCAAACAGGCTCGACGCCCACCGATGCGTTTTTCCAGACCAGGATCTCTGGCCACGCTGAGCCAACGACCAAAAATCACTCCTGGCTTGGGCCTTGAATCTTTGAGTAACTTAGCAGGATCGCTGAAGGACTCTTCAACAATATCCAGCCATTCAATCAAGGTTACGTTGGTGTTTGGATGCATCTGTTGAAACTGCTGAGCATAAGGCACAGCATGATACATAATTTCTCCATACCAGTTTGCAGGGTGTTGGCTTTGAAAGTCTGTGACGTTTTCTAGTTCAGGCACCACAAAAATCACAATGTCATCAATATGTAGGCCTTCCTTAGCAAAGGTTTCAATGATGTTTCTACTGTCCCAGCCTCCGCTAAACAGCACTGCTACATAGTCATACTGCTCTCTTATTTGTCGAGCCCGTGCACGATACAGTTGATCCAAAGTCTGATGTTTCCATGCTCCTCGCTGATGAGCATCCTTCCAGATTTGATCATAGTAGTGCCATTTCACTGGTTGGCCAGTTCTTTTGGCAGCAACCAATGCATCCCGATTGGTGTAAAAAATATCATTGCCTACAGTGTAGTGCCCTGACGGGCTGTATAGCACTTCGCCTACGCTGTCGGTGCCGGGTACATGGCTCATTATTGCACCAGTATGTTTCGTTTGAAATCGTTTAACAGTTTGTCGTAGTCAGCAGGAGCACCGCCTGCTGGACGGGTGTTTACTGTGTTGGCAAACCACTCAACAGTGACCGGCTGACTCAGCACAGTGTTAAAAATTTTGTTGAGCCGCAGTAGTTTTTCTTCTGGGAAGTTTTTTGCTACACTGATACCTTGTCCGGCCACAATGCCCATCTTGTCAAGATTGCCAATGATTTTGATACGGTCTTTGTGTGTGTTGATTAGATTGTTTGTGCTGACAATTTGTGCAACCGGAACATCTTTGCGCAGTAGTCCCAGCATGAGCTCAGCATCGTTTCTAAATGGCACAATCTGTACTGATGGGTCAAGCTTCATCTTGGAGATCAACAACGGCGCAGTTGCACCAGAATACCCGATGTTTAAATTGCCACGAAGATCAGCTAGACTGTTGATTGACGATTCTTTCAGCGAGGCAAACAAGAAGTTGATGCGTACCAACAAGATCAAACTCTTGGTATCATTCAATGGATCTAGCTTGAGATCAGGATGCTGTATGTAAGAAGATACCTGTGTTCCGGTGGAGCTTACAAACAAAACATTGGGATTGGCCCGGCTTTCTTCAAGCATGGCCTGATATGCTACCAAGAAGTCAGCGCCCGGACGGTTGATAACTATAAACTTGTAGTCAGAAATTTTTTCAGCTTCGTCGGCA